CACGCAAAAATGCAACCGCAACACCAGCACCAGCAAGTCTTGAGAATATCTTTATCAAGACTTTATCCGATATCAACGCCTACAAGGGTCAAGGCTCAGTGCAAAGCCTTAAGACAACAGACTTGCAAACCCTTGCCACCCTTGCCGAATTGTTAAGGGTAATCGCTATCAATTCAGGACTAAAGCCAAAAGCAAAAGCCTAAACCAAAACCAAAGAGTATCCCGCCAGCAATGGCGGGATATTTTTTTGCCCAAAGCGACACGCCCGACCTCGGGGGGAAAAACCAAAAACCAACACAAACTTTCCCTAAGTATGGGGGTGTAATCCAAAAGACCAAAAAAATTCGCCAACACAAACTTTTGGCGGATGCGGGATGGATGCGGGATGGCGGGCTGGATGCTTGGTGGTGTGTAATCTGCGGGCTGATAGGTGTATTAAATTAATACAGATTAAAACCCGAATATCCTTGACTTCTTGGGATATGAGAGTATTGTTGTCCTATGAAGTTAAAGCCAGTGTTTAACTGTATTAAATTAATACAGATTAAATGCTGGATATGCTTGACTTCATGGCATAAGAGAGTAAGATTATCTTATGAGGTTAATTACCGATTACAGAGTGTATTAAATTAATACACCTGCTGAACGAAAGGATAGGTCATGAACACAGCAGAGTTAATCAACTCTATTGATGAGGTTGCTGAACTAACTAAGCAACTGCTTCATGATGAGATAGAGCGCAACAAGCAAGAGCAAGCAAATCGCAATAAGCCGAATTATGACTATCTGCGGGCTATGGGGTTGTTATCATGAGTCCTGATGACATAGCACTAGACTTCATGACCGAGCAGGAGATAGCCGAGATTATGGCTACTGAGGATATATTCCAAGTAGACATGACTAACATTGATGATTTGCTTGAGGATGTTGCTTCGGACTCGGACTACGAATAGCAACTGGATAGCCCACGCTGGTGCATCTTGGTGCAGGTTCAATTCCTGCGGTGGGCGCAAGACCCAAAAGGCGAAATGGTGGGTCTTAAAATATGACCAAAGTAGCACTCCTGAGTAAGAGTGGTTAAACTGCTCAACTTAGTGTATTAAATTAATACACTTAACTAACGAAAGGTTGTATATGTACATAGAGATAACAGATACAATAGCAATTATTATTGCGCTGACTACTAGCACCACGCTAGTAATTACTACCGCAATTAAAAATGCTAAACTGACTCGCAAAGTGCGTGAGTTAAGTGTCAAGTAGAGAGGTAGATTATGCCAACGAGATTATCCTCACGCTTACTAGGGATGAACTAGAAACTGTGAGAGAGTCTTTACGGCAATTCTCTATCAATAATACAAGGCAGGGATTTGAGGCTCGTGCCAAGTATGCAGATATTCTGCGGGACAAGATTGTGAATATTATTCTTGATAGTGTCCAGCAGAAAATTGACAAGTCTAAACAATTAGTATAGACTAGTCTTTGTAAGTCAGTAAATTGCTGTATTAAATTAATACGGCAAATAGTTCGAAAGGATAGAGTATGGAAACTGTTGACGAGGTTGAGATAAAGTACAAATGTACTGTCTGCGACCTTGAGTTGGACAGCAGTACAGTTATCGAAACTGATACAGGTGAACCCACCTGTGAAAACTGTTCAGTGATGTGCCAAAGATGTGATGGCATTGGGCACATCAATGAGGAGTATTTCATAGTAAATGGTAGTCAAAGATGGTGCGAACCATGTAAAGACTTCAAAACATTTTACTGTGATATATGTAATGAGTATTACTCTGGAAGTTATTATAGCGCAGAGAATACTAGCGATACATATTGCGAGTCATGCTTTGAGAATAATGTGTATTACTGTGAAGGATGTGATGCTTATTATGATGGTGGCTGTGATACCAACCATGATGATGAGGATGACGGCAGATTAATTCACGATTATTCATACCGACCTGACCCTATATTCCACAGTTCCGAGGATGAGCAGACTAGACTATACTTTGGTATAGAGGTCGAAACCGAGGTACGTGGTGAGGATTATGGATACCGCAGAGAAGCAGCCGAGTATGCCCACCGACTAGAGGATTTTAATTTAGCATACCTCAAGTCTGACGGCTCACTAGAGTGTGGCTTTGAGATAGTATCTCATCCAATGTCCCATAGTTATTTCATGAATGATGCTGAAGAATTATGGGATACTATTACCAAATTAAAATCTAATTACGGCATGATGGCTTGGGGCACTAAAACTTGTGGGCTTCATGTGCATATATCTCGTAATGGTTTTAATGGTGGTTCACACCAACACCGATTCCTGCAATTAGTGTATAACAATAAGCAATTCTATGAGTTGCTTGCTGGCAGGTCATCTAGTCATTGGGCTAAGTTTGATGACATCTATGACCGAGATACTGGGCAGAAATCATTTAAGGGTAAGTTTGACCGACATGGTTCAGACCGATACTCTGCTGTCAATACTAACAACAGGAATACACTAGAGATGCGTATCTTTAGAGGTAGTCTTAATCCGAGATTCATCAAGTCTGCTATTGATTTGGCACATGCCAGTGTCGAATATACTAGAGTGATGAGTGTTCAAGAAGTAAGAAATGGTGCATTGTCTTGTGCAAGACTTAGACAATACATAGAGGATAATCGTGCAATGTATCCGTCATTGTATGATAGAATAGAATTACACTTACCGAGTATCAACCAAATCGAAAGGGGTCAAAATGTGTCTATTAGTAGTGTCGTCTCCGAATAGTACACCACGCAAGAAGGACTTAGAAAATGCTTCTTGCAATAATCCGCATGGCTTTGGCTATGCTGTAATTGCTGGTAATAAAATCATTACTGGCAAGGGTATGTCATCCAAGAAAATGATTAAAGAGTTTTTGGAAGTGCGTAAGAAGTATCCAAATAGTTATGCTATGTATCATGCTAGATTTGCTACGCATGGTATAAAGAATGACGAAAACTGTCATCCATTCAAGGTGGGTGGTAGCGACCTTACCTATCTAGCGCACAATGGTATACTTCCTGTAGATATACCTGCCAATGATATGCGTAGTGATACACGCATCTTTGCGGAAGATATCTTGCCTTCTATGGGTGGCATTACCGCCTTAGATAATACTAATCTGTATCGCATGATTGAGGGTTGGGCTAGTGGTAGCAAGATTGCGGTGTTTACCCTTGACCCTGTTGCTGAGTATGATTGCTATATCATCAATGAGGATTTAGGTCATTGGGATAATGCTGGCAACTGGTGGTCTAATGATGGGTACAAAGCAGATACTTGGTCTAAATATTTCAAGCACTATGACTATACAGATACCAGCACTGAGTATTCCTGCATGATGTGTGCTAATGATATTACCGAGGATGACAATCCTTATTACTGTGAAAACTGTGGCTCATGTTTTGATTGCAGTATGATAGTCAATGATGGTTGCCTATGCTGGTCTCCCGAGAGGGATGCGTCAGCCCGACACAAACAAACGATAGGAGCATATGATGGACAATATGACTTTGGCTTCTAAGGAGGAAGTCAGAAAAACAATTATAGAGTTAATCTCTATTGCTAATTTGCATGATGAAAGAGATGATGCTATAATTGCTAGAGCACGGCTACTGTTGCAAGATTTGCAATAGTGTATTAAATTAATACATGGAGGATAGCATGAAGTTAAAAGTACACCACCCAAGTGGTGATGTGATAGCAGAGGTTTATGATTACGCTGCTGGCGCATTGCTCATGAGTCTATATGGGGATGGGTCTTATATCACATACAAAGGAGCATCAGTATGGGAAGAAGGCGTAGATGGTGAAGGTGCCGAAAGTTATGACACTACTAGTATGGTAATAGATTCTAGGTTAATCAGTATGGGGGTAAGCGTAGATGGATAAAGAAGTTACGAAAGAAGAAATATTAAACAAGTATATGGTTCAATCAAGTGGCATATCTACAACTGGTTGGACTAAATATATTAGATTGCATACTGGTGCCATTAATGGAGAATACACAGGTAGACTTCACTGGGATTCAAATGATGGATATCGGATGTTTTGGGATGATAATAAAGTTCCCAAAGAGGCAGACCGCCCTGAGTTCGAATATGTACTTGATTGTATAACGGAAGGGAATAGATAATGGAATCTATGGATGAAGTATTGTGGGAAGCAAAAGTTAGAAAGATGGATGTTGGCGATATAGGTGATGAGGAAATCAAAGCCTTGCAATTAGAACTAACAAATGCTGTGCGTAGAATTGCATGGGATTACGGCATACATAACTAACTGTATTAAATTAATACACTAAGGGGGATAGTGTGAGGACAAGTCAAGAAGTAAAAGATGAGTTAGCAGATATTAAACGCAACTATGGTAAAGATGACACCCAATATACAGAAGAGATAGCGGGCTGGGTTGAGGCTTTAGAATGGGTGCTATCCGATTATAAAGGAGATGACAATGGGTGAACCAATGTATTTACAAGGTGATGATTACGCCTTGAACGGAACTGAGGATGATATAGATGAGGATGATACTGGGCTACCTGATAGGATGTGGGAGGATGATGAATGAAACTTGCCTACGTAGTTAGATTAAATGGTAATGGTAAAGGCTCAATAGAATACTTAACTTCAACAGAAATAGAGGAGGGTGAAAATGATTAGTGGCAACTGCACTGGTGATGCTAATCCTGATTGGTGGTTTCCTGAAATACCAGCGGGCAGAAGTAATCCTGAAAACGTCAAAAGAGTTGCATCTCAGATAAACTATGCGCTACAATTATGTGCTACCTGTCCTGTCAAAGAAGCATGTTTAGCAGAGGGTATGAAAATGGAAAAGATGCCATCAGGTAAAACTGGTTGGGGTAATTTACCATTTGGAATATGGGGTGGAACTATGGCTGCTGAGAGATTAGCAACTGCGGGTATAAAACCTAGCACCTCTAGAAGTAGTGCTTCTTACCAAGCATACAAATTATACAGTCTAACAAAAGACCTAATAAGGCGGTGAACCATGAAGAAATTATTACTATTATTTATAGCAATATTTTCTCTTGCTGGAGTAACGAGAGTAGAAACATTACCACAACCAAGAGAGTGGACAGTCAATGATAGTAAACTATATGCAAGAGAATCTTTGCTTGCATGGCAACATAATCAATGGCTGTGCCTTGATAAATTGTGGACCAAAGAATCTAACTGGAGGCATGAAGCCTACAACAAGCAACCAGTATATCAAAAGGGTAAGGCACTATATGCGGGAGGAATCCCACAGATTCTCGGGCTTTCGCCCGACACAAACCCAACTGAGCAAATTGATAGAGGATTGGATTATATAATCTATCGGTATTCAACACCATGCAAAGCATGGAAGTTCTGGCAAAAGAATGGATGGTACTAGTGGCGTCGTATGACTATGAATGCCCTGGAGATGGAGAAATAATCACTATAGAACGTGGTATGACTGAAGAGGAACAAGAGTATGCCTGTCCTATCTGCCATGCTAAATTAAGAAGAGTGTACCATGCACCGCCAGTTAAGTTCAACGGAACTGGATTCTATTCAACAGGGGGATAAATGCAAGAATCAAAAGAAGATGCACAACTAAGAGAAGAACTGATTGCTAGTATCATGCATTCAATAGAGATAATCAACAATAACGCAAAGCAATTAAAGGAGGATGATGAAAAACTCTAACTGGGATTTGGATTTGCGAGCAGGTGAACTAGGAGAAAGTAAACTTGCTGACCTATTACATATGGATACAGTAGAGGTTAAAACAGATAGACGCTGGATAGAAACAGGTAATATATTTATAGAAGAGTCTTGTTTTTATCAAGGAAGTGGGCAGTGGGAACCCTCAGGGCTTGCTGTAAGTAAGGCTACTCATTGGGCTTTTGTACTTGATAATAATGTAATCATTACGCCAATAGACCACTTAGTTAATGTGGTTAGGGAGTACGGTAAACCCATTGAGAATAAGCAACCACCCAATCAATCTAAGGGACATCTTATTACGCCAGCACAGTTAATCAACTACAAAAGAGTTAAGAATATGGAGTTTGATAGGGCTGGGGAAGCGTATAAGAATTATATGGAACAGGAGTATCCAATCTGATTCAGAAAGTTTTAATCATTTTCCGTCCTATTGTTTACCCTATCGTCACCATCTTGGTTTGGTTCTATGGTTGGATTCTCGTCTACGGCATCTGGAATATTTTCTTCAATGTCTTTGTCTAACCAAGGTTTGAACCCACCAACTCTTGTAATTAATTTTTTAACGGCACGATTGTGACGCATGCGAGCAGCATCTTCGCTACCTAAATTCATCTCGGTTGCGATGGTGTTGTAATCAAAAGACTCGGCGTATTTATAAAATAATACAGTCCTATCCTCTGTATTAAGTTTATTATACGCCTTGTCTATTTCAATCATCATTACCATCATATTTCCACCCTCTGCGGGAGCAGGTGGCTTGCCTGGACCAGCAAGATTTAGTTTCTGGGTTATACCTATTTCGCCACGAATAACTGCTGGCAATAAAGCCTCAATCATTACAGCATCATAATAGAATACATCAGAAGTTTCATAGCCTAATGACTTTGCTTTCCAGCGTTGACAATAGTCCAGTGCTTGATTACGTAATGAGCGATAGATTAAATTCTTTGCATCTTTCTCACCTATTGATTCCCATTCTTTTAACTTATTAGGATGTTCAACGAACCATTGATAGAGTGATTGCTTGATATCATCAAGTTCAACCATATCATATTTTTTATGGTACTCAGATGATACGGCAACTACTATGTAATCCCACTTTTTAATTTCTTCCCAGTTCACTTCCAAAGTTTCCCATCAAATACAAACGAACCATCCATATTAACTGGAACAAGGTGTGGCACCACCTTAGTACCATCTACATATAATACTCCAAAACCTTTATGCCATGTGAATAATCCACCACGAATATACTTAGCAAACTTGAAGTCCATCAAACAACCAACTTCTAATCCCCAAATAGTTTTAGGATGTCCGCCAAAATATGACTGAGTGTAATGTGTCAAGCCCATACGGTGCGTATGACCGCAGACTACAGACATACCAGCACGTTTGGCTAGTCCAAGTGCGGTAGCACCAGCAGTAGGCTGTACGTTGCCCTCATCACCATGTAGTAGCAACCAATTAGGTGCTAGTTCATAAGGTTTCTCATGGTATTTAATACCCAAGTTATCTAACTTAAGAAAGTTCTTTAGTTCCAACTCAGGTAGACCAGCAAGTCCTGGCGCTCTCATTTTAATTGTATTAAATAATCTATCTGTATGATTAGAGCGAATCATGTGTTTAATTTTTAATGATTCAAGCACACGATATGTTTCATCTCTATCTTTACCAATAGATTTTTCGTGTTCTAACTCAGTCCCCTTACTCCATTTTGATATAGTCTGCATATCCATTTCATCTCCAACCGATACTACTTCATCAGGTTTGTAAGATTTAATAAAGCGAGATAGTACGGAGACTGCTTTTCTGTCGTGATACGGGACTTGAAGGTCTGACACACAGACTATGATTTTCATTTCTTTTTGGCTCTTCTCTTATTCTCTAAGCCTACATTTTTCTTTTTGGATAGAACTCTTAGGTTAGATATTTTATCATTACCTTTGCGACCTTTATTATCAATATGGTCTACTTCTTGATTACGCTTTAACTTCTTACCAGTAGCCTTCTTATAATCTAAGCGGGCTTTATTGGTAGATGTAGTTTCAGTAGTGCCATCTTTTTTCTTGCGCTTGATAACGTAGATTGGGCGACCACCATTTTGTTTACTGCCTTTATAAGGTCCAAATATTTTCATTTGTCCCATTCTCCTCTCAGTACTAGCAATCCAATGACTGCATAGTTAGCCATATCTTTAAATGAATCCTCAAGAGATTCATGTTCTGGTTGCAAGGCACTGCCATATAAATTATTTATGCGTGCCAATTTGTCGTGCATACGAACTCTAAGTCCATTAAGTGCACCGCCTGGCGCATCCGAGATATTCTTTGGTCCGTAATCTTTATGTTTAGATAAAAGTAAATCTACTAATTCTTGGAAAGTTTTTGCTACTGCTGACTCAAAAGAGGCACTGTCAGGGTAATTACGAGTTTCCCATCCACTATCTGCTTCTTGGTTATATGGAAACCTTGATTTTCCAAGTGGGTTATAATCTGCCATATTTCATCACTCTCCATCTTCTTCATTATTATTGGTCTCTTCTTCTAAGAATCTGGCTAAATCATCTTCAAAATTTATCATATGTTCATGAACCACCATATCTTCAATAAAGTGTTTCATCTGCCCAGGATTTTTTTCTGCTGCATAAAGAGTAGCATAGGTAGATTGAACAATACTTCTGACCTCACTTGGCTTAGATGCATAATGATATATACATCTAAGTAGAGACCCTATCATTAGGGTGTATCCATTAGGTAATATTAATTTAGGGTCAAATGGTTCCTCTCCTAAATCATCTAATAAATGGTCAGTTGCTTCAAATATATTATCAAATTGCTGACCACATATTTTGCAATTAGGTATCTTCTTAAATCTCATCTAGTCCCATTTTCTCCTTGATGTAATTTGCTCCGTGTTTGACATAAGCGCTGTTAACGTCCTCGCCGTCTTCCATCGAGACGATAGTAACTGGGAGTTCTCTCGATAAAGACGTTGCAAATTCTTTTCCTGGCTGGTCTCCATCGGCAAAGACGAAGACTCTTTCAAAGTCGGCAAGTAATCTTGTATAGTGTTTTTTCCAAGAGTTTGCTCCAGGAACGCCAATACAGGGAATTCCAACCATGCCAGAAAGAGTAAGTGTGTCAATCTCTCCTTCACATATTCCAATAAAATCTCCCGCCCTTTCAATGTCCAGTACATTATACATCTTAGTTTCTGCACCTGTTATTCCCATGTACTTAGGTTCAATAGCAGGATGAAGAGCACGAAAACGAATATCGACAACACCAGTCTTGGTAATATACGGTATGGATAATCTTCCTCTGAATGCTTCATGTCCAACCTCAGGCTCCTCTACTACGCCGAATCGAGCCAGCCGTGCTGCTTCCCTTGTTATTCCCCTGCTTGCTAGGTAATCTTCTGCCTGATAAATGTTTGCTGCGTATTTGTTCGCTGCTTGACCCAGCAATTCCTTCTGCGAAAGACTTTGCTTCACGAATATCCACCCCCTCTTTTCTTGCTATAATTTGTAAACTATTGCCCTGCATACCACAGGCAAAACAATTAAATATATTTTCTCTAGTATTAAAACTAGCCGAACTATGAGTGTCATCATGGAACGGACACTTAATATTTACTTGTCCTGTAGTTCTGTTCATCTTGGCACCGTAGTGCCTTAATACTTCAACTATATCTGGTAAATCATCGGTCAAATACATCGCCCAACCTTAGTACTAAATAAGAATCTTCTATTTTCTTTCCTCGTGCTTTGATAATAACCGCAGGTAAGATGGATGTTCTTTTAATGCTTCTTGCCTCTGCATAATGCGTTGCTTCAACCTGAGCCTCTTTGGTCCAACCAGATAAGTCAATGCGACCTGATTGACCTGGAGCTTTGGCTTCGATGACCCCAATGTGCCCGAGGAAGTCTTTGCGGACAACAACGTCTCCCTCATCTCTAGCACCTGTTCTTGCAAGTCTCTCACTATCAAGTCCAATTCGTCTAAAATAATCTCGTAGGTCGGTTTCAAAGTTTGCTCCTCTAGCCTTATGGCTTTTTCTAGTTGTCATGTGTAAACTCTTTATGAAATTTTATAATTTCTGCTGGAGCAGAATCTTGTTCATCATTACTATACATGCCCCATTTGCACATATCGCATCCAATCCAGTTTAATTGTTTTGTCATGAATTCTCTGGAATATCTTCTACATACATATACTCTGGATTAAATGCTAACCAAGTCATGAGAGTTCCTCCAGCATCTGCTCTACCGTAGCGATTTTTGACTGACGCCACGCCAAGCGATGTGCCCACCGTACCGAGTGTACATATGAGAGCAGGAAGTTGCGAGACCTTACCTTGTATTGCGCTTCTTGGCTGACAAGGATTCCCAGGAACTGCTTCAGAAGTATGATGTAGTACCATAATCGCAGCATTAGTGGCTCTGGCAAGATATTTCAACTCCTTCATAATTGCCCTCATTGAGGCAAACTCTTCGCCACCATCAGTGGCTACATCCATTAAATTATCCAAAACTATTAATGTTGGAGGACAACCCCATAACTCTTCAAAGGCTTGCACCTCTTCATCAATGTCTTGTAATGTTGGTGATGATTCGAAGGACCAGACTATATGACTGCCTTTTTGGAGAACTGCTTTAGTCCATCCAACATCAGTATTAAGTTTCTGTTCTACCTCTGTTTGATTTTTACCAGATATCATTGACGCTAAGCGCATAGCCATAGTGTGAGCATTGGTATCAGCGGATATGTAAAGAGTCGGAACATTGGTTTTTAATGCTAGTGCCAAAGCAAGTGTTGATTTACCTGCTCCAGGAGCACCCGCAAACATTGAAACTTCTGAACGCCTAATTATAATCTTGGACGCTTCGAATGATTTGAAACAAGAAGGTAGGGGTTCGCCCCCGATAGATGCTTTACCCACAGACCTGACAAGTGTACGCATTTCTTCCCCTACCTAATTGTTAAAACGGAAATTGTTCTTCTGTTAATTTACTGGCTTGCATTGGTCTGCGCCCTGTGGCATTGGACAGACCCACATTGCGTAAGGATTCCCCGTCTTGCTGGAGATTCCCGACTTGTACTTCCTCGCTCCGTGCTGACATGTTGGTGCTGATGTAGCGGATGGAGCCACTGCCTGGGGTGGTGTTGAGGAGCGTCGAGGCTCTGTGCTTGGCGTGGAACTTGGCGTCGATAAAGGGGCGGTTGTCGATGCTCCCACCACCAACTTTTGTACTGCTGCAATTTGAGTAGCAAAGTCACCAATGCCCTCAAGCAATACACTAAGTTCGTCTGCTGTATTTGCTCTGACGTTAATTAAATCGCCAGTGCCAGTTTTGTATGATACTTGTAGTTTCCAGTCTTCTGCCATTTCATCCTTCTTTCTTTGTCGAGAACTGACAATGAGCGGTAAGTCCGCACATGTATTGACAAGAGTTTGTGTTGGGCAAGAATATTCCTGCTTTACGTGCCTTATCAAATCCTTTTACCAAAAACTCCATCTTGTCATAAGTATAGTCCGACAGGTCAACCATCTCTGCTATGTTACTAGCACGAGACATATAATAATTACCCCATATAGTTTGCTCATAAACTTCTTGACCAAAAGTAACTTCTAATCCTACTTTATAAAAGCCAAGTTGCAGAGTACTTGTAGGAGTACTTTTTGATGTTTTTAAGTCAACTATCACTAACTGACCATTAACATCAAAAATTCTATCTATAACCATTTTGATGGGTACATCAGCCACTACGGGCATTAACTCTAATTCTATAGCAGGTCTTCCGTCGGGAGTAATCCAAATCTTCCAATCAGGGTTAGCCTTGCGCCAAGAAATATACTCACTAACCCATAAAGGACCTGCGGTTTGCCAAAATTTGACGTCTTCCTTGTTTGGATTAAGTTTAGTAGCCTTACCACCTATGCGAGCATTGGTTAGGTCAATATCGCCTTTACAGGCATTCCAAGATTCTGTCCATAAATTATCGATGTCATTTATCATAGGTTATCCCTATCATAGGTTTCGCAAGCAAGGTGGAATGCTGAACCGCCAACTGACCAAACAGATGGCTCTTCTTTTTTCTCCAGCAATCTACCAAGATAGTATTGATATCCACAGGTTAGATAAGTGCTGAAAGCACTGTAGGATATATGTTCTGGTAATGTATATTCTTCAAGTTGTATTGACATTAGATGAATTATACACAGGTATAGGGTTAGATGGAAGTCGGATGTGACTTCCATAGATTGGTACCTATGTGTATAATTGATATTAATATAATATATAATAAGACCCCGAAGGGGTCTATAATATAATATATAATTAATTATATATCTAAGGAGTACTATGTCAGAAATCGTAAATAATACATTTTGGGCTGTATTTTATGGCTCTACTTTAGGAACCCTAACTGTATACCTAATCACAACATTAATCGATGAATATCGAACAGCAAGACATAATAGAAACCTAGAACTTCTAATGCAAGAGTGGGAAGACCTAGAAGATTAAAACACGAGAATAAACGACAAAAGACCCCCCTTCCTAGTATCTCTACTGGGTCGGGGGGTTTTCGTGTCTCTAAAGGGCCTTTAAAGCCCGATTAGGGGTATTTAATTAGAGCCTAGACCGTATTCTTTTTCAGTCTTATCAGCCCATTTAGCAGCAGGGGCAGCCAATGCACCGATTAGAATTGCATACTCAGGGGCTAGGTCAGCAGCAAGTGCTAATCCCATAGTTACTGCTGATGCAATCACTGCACGTACATAAGATTTAAAAGCAGCCTTTGTCTTAGGGTCTTTTAACTTAGCAATTAAGTCTTTCATATCCATCCTTTAAGGGCGTGCAACGCCCATTACTAGGGAGTAAGCACGTTTCCTTAGAAACACACCATCTCCATTTGACTGACTACCCTTATCGCCACTAGAGGTATTACCCTCATAGACTGTAAGGTATTTCTTTCCATCGTTACTAGCACAAATACCAACGTGGTCAGCCTGTGCATCGGTATCGAACTGGAAGAAAACTATATCTCCTGGTTGTGCTTTGCCAACTGGAACTAACTTGTTGCGTCTTGTAAACCATTTTAATCCTATATCACAGGATGCAAAACCTTTACTATTTTGAGCAGTTACTTTAGATAATTGTCCTGCTTGATAGAAACACCAAGATACAAAGGTAGCACACCAAGGTTGGTTGTTAGCACCATACCACTTGCCATACATTGTATTATTATTAGGACCTTCTTTGTATCCTAACTGAGATTTTGCTATATCAACTACATTCATATTGACATCCATCCCTCATATTTTGCATCTGGATTATCTTTTAACCATTGTTCTCTTAATTGATTCTGGTATTCCCAGTCAATATCATTACTAACTATTTCTTCCTTATCCATACTTGCCATCCCTTACGAAGTATTTCAATATCATCTTTATGTTTTGCTAGCCACGCATCTATCGCTGGCTTAGGGTTCTTATCTGTACCATCTGGATGGTCCCACTCATAATCATCAAAAGCCATAATTCCACCAGACTTAAGCAAGTCCCAGGATAGGTCAGCATCTAAGGTAACTGATTCTGGTAAATGGTCACCATCAATGTAGATAAAGTCAAAGCCACCTTCACGGTATTGCTTTAACCAGTCTCCACTAAATGCTTTGAATGACTGAACTTTCTTGCCGTAAGACGCAACTTGTTCTTTATAGGCTTCTTGAATATCGTCCCAGTTATAGACTGACTCGTGAGGTAGGTTGCCACACCAAGGGTCTATATCTACAAGTAATGATGATGGGTCAGTAAGAATATTCTTTAGTAACCAAGCAGATGCGTTACCAGTAAAGACACCTATCTGCAAGAACTTAAGATTCTTTTTACCCTTAAACTCTGCTAGTCCATTCTCAAAGTCTTGGACTGTTGCATTGTCATAAAACCACTTTGGAAAGTTATCTGCTTTCATCCCCATTACTTTCTACTTCTGTATTAAAATCTGGTAAAGCGTATCTACTTTTTCCTCTAATCGATTGACCTGGTCACGAAGACTTGAGCCTCCATTGGGCTTAAGTTCTGATAGAAAATGTTTAACCAAGTGCCTTACTCCTATTGCTAAAGAACCTAGCAAAGTTGTTATGGCAACTGCTAATGCAGCCCAGTCATTAGGTGTCATAGTATTATACCGTTCTAATAGTTATCTCAATTACGCCGCCGAATCCATCAAACCTTTTATCAGGTGGAGTCATACGTGTAAATGAGATTTGCTCAATAACTACCTGACGACTTTCGCCAGTAGTAAGGTCTTGCCAGGTAATAACATCGCCACCTTCTTCAACTCCTTCTAGTAGTTGTAGTCGTGCTAGTGCTTTACCTTCATAACCAGATACCACATTGTACCTATCTGTCTCAATATCAAAGCAGTAAACAGGAAATCTCATAACCCTCTGACGAGGTGTAGCAATAGTAGCCTTTGCTTGATAGCCCTTAAATACTGGACCTTGGCTAGTAGTTGTACTATCACGATTAAGAATAAATTTAAATGCTACATATTCTTGTGCTGTATCTGGTTGAGATGTACCAACCTCAACTGCAGTTACTCCTGCTTCATAGGTAATATGGTCATACTCAACACCATCTTTATCTACAGTTTCAAGTACTAATGAACCAAAGGTAAAGTCACCACGGGCAAGTAAACGCTTAAAGTTTTTAGGCTCAAGGGTGCCGTATCTAATATATCCTGTAGTTAGGTAGCCAGTAGATGCAAGTGTAGATTCATCTTCAATATTAATTGAACCAATTTTATTTACTAATGCTGTTGATGAAGACACAACAGTAGATGCCACATCGGCACCAGTTACTGAGTAGGTAAATGTAGTAGAGGTAGGAACTGAAGCAACTGTATACTGTCCATTAAATTCAGAACTAGATACCGCAGCAACACCCTCTACCCAAATAGAATCACCAACTGCTAGGTTATGTGCTGCAGATGTAGTAAGAGTAGCAACACTAGATGTCTTAGCCTTGTTAGTAACTGTACCCATATTTAATGCTGTAGTAACAAATACTAGCCTGTCTGTTTCACCAGCAAAAGCACAGCCAGTAGTTTTATATCCTGATGTACCACTTACATATAAATCATTTGCATAAGCAAAGCGTAAGGTTTCTATCTCATTACCTAAGTCAACACGGATAACTCCAGGAGCACCATCTACACCAGTTGCACACCAGACGAATCTGTCTCGTGCAGCAAAGTCATAGCAAGGCTGAGTGGTTTCCACAATGAGTGGACCATAGTTAATGGA